CGATAGGGGCGAATAGAACAAACGCAAAAAACAAATAGATATAGTTAAATATCTATAAATGTGCAAATTTTAGTTTGTTGTGTTTATTATTATTCATATCTTTACACAAAAATGGAGGCAGCCGAAAAGCCAAAATAGAGTAGGCAAACTAAATTAAAATTTAAAACAATGGAAGAACAAATCAAAAAACTGAAAAAGCTGGCCGACGAATACGCAGATTTAGTTGGTAGGACTCCGATTGAGCGACATGTGTACATGAAGTATGATCTCTGTATTAACAAAGAAATTAGTTTATACTTTACAAGACAAAGAGAGTACTCAATAGGATTTGAGAAAGTTGAAATAGCCGATTACAAAAATACGATAGAGATGCCTCTTAACTACACGGCAGAAACACTTGAAAAAATATACAATGACGTCAAAAAATTTCTTGACGAAAAGAAAGAGCAAATAAAAGAACAGGCAAAGAAAGAAAGAGAACAAGAAATAGAGAAGTTAAAAATGAAATTAGAACAAATGGAGAACGAAAAATGAAAACAAAACAATCAAAACGTATAAACGCAATGTACAATTGCGTAGGCGAAGATCGTTATCCTTATCCTGACGGTCTTTTGTATAAAGATGGTAAGATTGTAGCCACAAACGGGAGCGTAATTTGCGTCTTAAAATCGGACTATGACCCAGAAAACGAAGGTAAAATCATAAGAAAGAATGGCGATTTGTGCGATTGGCGTTTCCCACGATGGGAGGAGGTTATACCGAAAGATTACATGGACTACCATATTGATGTTGATCCGAAAGAACTACTCAAAGCTACCAAAAACATCAAAAACATAACAGGGCTGATCTACGGCAAGAAAATTGATTCTTTGATCGAAATAAACGGATGTGTGTTTAACGCAAAGCTCCTTTACGACGCTTTATTTGTAGAGACAGAAGTAAAGTTGTATCTTTGCGAAAGAGTAGGGCTTGTGGGAGAAAACGATGAGTATTTCTTCATTATCGCTGGCGAAAAAATGGATCAAGAAAAGATTGAATCAAAAAACAAAGATTCGCTTGGATGGAACTTCGTCAAAAAGATTTACACGATTAAAGAAGCACTTAATTACAAGCCATTTGAAAAGGTAAATTTCTTTGATGGTGCAGAGATAGTTACGGGCAAGAAAATAGACACCGTCGATGTTAATGGCAAGAAAATAGATGTTGTTTATAGCAATGATTTCATTTATGCGGTGTATAAACAAGTTTCGAGAGCTTGGATCAATTACACATCATCAATAGACGAACTAATCAAAAAGATTAACACGGACGACACATTTGAGCTTGACTTCGTTATCCCAGAAAACCTAAACAGAAAGTTTTTTGTGATTAAGACGAAAGACGAAACGACGACGATTGAAGAACATTCAGGTAAATTGGTTAATATCGTTAAGTTTGATGGAGAAGAATTAGAAGTAATTAGAGATAAAGGCACTTACTATTGGTGTTTAGATGGTTATTCGTTTACGGCCGAATATAGCCATAACCCAAACTCGGTTATAAATCATTTGAATAAATTTAAATATGGAGTAGCCGATATTCGGGCGTTCATCAACAAACATGCAAAATGAACATTACTTGTAAATTAATAGACAAACTATTTTCAAGGATCAACAAGACAGAAACCAATTACAAATTCTGCGATGTGGACACGGTGAGAAACCTTACCGTGATCCATTACGGCAGAAAACATTTCTGGCCGATTCTATTCGATCCGATAAGCAATATAAACTTCAATAAGCCATACGGCGGCCTATGGACGTCTCCAATCGATTCAAACTACGGGTGGATAGATTGGAACAAGGACTCCAAATGGGTGTTCTGCGAGCCTTCTGTGAGCTTTAAATTGAGGTTTAGAGATGATGCAAAGATATTGGTTATTGACAGCGCAGAAGACTTGAAGGGACTGCCTACGTATAAATTCACACCCAAACTATTTAAGACCCAAGAATATTTGGATTTTCGCTCATTAAGTAAGGTTTGTGATGCGTTATGGCTGACAGAAAAAGGCCTGCGAGAAACAAAATCGTCTCATCCCATATCTTTTGAAGGATGGGACTGCGAGACGGTGCTTATAATGAACAAAAAATGTTGTTATCAATGGAGACATTAAGAGAAGCTTTTAAGGCAAGATACCCGAACTATTCGGACAGTATTCTGAACAGGTTCGAAAAAATAACCCACGAGAAAGCAACGTGGGAGAACATGACTAAGGTAAACCTTGATAAGTTTGCCAACGGGATGTTGAGACAAACGGCAAGGAGCAGCGCAAAGACGTATTGCTCCATGCTGAAATCGGTGCTGAACCTATATTCGGACGAAATAGATTTACCGAGAGGTTTTAACGAGATACTCACCATAAAGAAGGACGTAAGCCAACACGTATATCTTACGGAGGATGAGGTTCAGAAAATAATACTCTACGAGCCGAAAAACGACACAGAAAGAGCAATACGAAACCAATTTGCGCTTGGGTGTCTTACGGGAGCACGGCACTCTGACTATATCATGTTCACCGAAGAAAACATATTTGGCAATACACTTAGGTATGTATCAAAGAAAACAAGGATTCAGGCCGATATACCCGCAGCTCCTGCGGTGAAAAGGATCATCAAAGAGAATCAGTCTTACGGGTTTGTAGGGCTTGAATATACCCTTTCGTATTTTAATAGAATAATAAGGGATATTTGCAAGAACGTAGGCATAACCGAACCGATTAAGTTATATCAAGGTGGTAAGTATGTCGAAGGAGAGAAGTGGACGTTTGTTTCAAGCCACACGGCAAGAAGAACTGCTGCAACGCTTTTGTATTTAAAAGGCATAGATGTTTACCAAATATCCAAACTTCTCGGCCATAGTGCTATTGAACAAACCGAAAGATACATTTGTGTGTCATTAATGGAGAACAATCCACAATTGAAAGAATTTTACGCTAATTTTAAATAAGATGGACAAAGAAAAAAATGTAACAGCCCGTTTAATGCGGCAGTTTGACTGCGAAGCGAATGATGTTTACTTCGCAATGCTTATATCTAAAGGACTGCCTTTGGCGGAGGCTTATATAGCTATATTCAGGCCGCTTACGGCTGGCGGAGCAACATTAGCAAGAAAACATATCAGGGAGAACCCTCAAATAAACTCACTGATAACATATTTGAGAGCAGAAAAAACAACGGCAGAAAATAACGTATTGACAGAGGATGTGAGTATGCTTGTCGAGAGTTATAAAGATAAGGACTTTATTATAGCAGAACTTATTAAGTCCCTCAACGGGCTTACGGGTAAGGATAGGGCTGATGTTTTAAACAGAATAGCAGACTTGCAACAAATGAAGAAAGAAGAGATTAAGAATGAGGAGGAGCGTGTACACTTCTACTTGCCTCTACCCGTATGCAAGGATTGCCCGAATAAGAACAAGCTGGTTAAGTGAAAAAAAGCGCACCCTGAATAACACTGGGTGCGCCAAACTTTACAAACAAACTTAAAAAATGACCACCTCGATCCGATCTAAATCTTTATTAAACTTTACGTAGGTGTTGAAGCCTATAAACCTTGCAAGTATCTCTGCGTTTGACAATATACTTTTATCGCTCTTAGGCCAAAAATATAAACACATGATTTGATAATCAACCTCATAATCGAGATAACCCATTTTGTAGGCCAACGTATTTTTGAATATCATCTCAATGACGTTAATCCGTTCAATTTGTTCTTCTGTGTAGAACGTTTTATATGGATCATCTTTTTGTAACCTTTCAATCACATCTTCGGCGGTTGTCTCTCCATCATTAAACTCAAAGAAAATTGCATTCTTGCTTGGAGTACCATCTTTCGTTAACTGGTACAGCTTAACTCCATTTTCAGTTGTTTTCATAATCAAAAAGGTATATCGTTATCGTTAACGTTTGCCGATTGATTAGCCTGTCCGCCTTGTTTTTGCACTAATTTCATGGTCATATTAAACCCTTTGATCTTGTCGCTCTTCGGTATCCATAAAGCAACATCAACATCGTTGCCGTTCAAATCTTTGATAACCCCTTTCGCATAGGGTTGATTACCGCCTGGTACGTATTTTTCATTCTTCCAAATAGTACCCGTGCCGTTCTTCTGCTCGTAATTGCTCATAATTTTAATTGTTTAGTGTTCTTTATTGTTTTGTAAATTTTATTGTAATGTTTTCTGCACAAATCTTTCGCAAACTTTTTATTCTTGCATCCTTCAACCTTGCACAACTCAACATCGTCGTCTATGTTAACCTTGACTTCATTGAAAATAAGCGACGACATTTTGTTTATTTCTTTGTATTTAGCTCCATCAATAACCTCAACAACCACATTCGGATAGTATTTCGCCATTCTTTTCAGTTTGGTTTTAGACTTATTGTCCATCCACCCCTTAACCTCAACGTAATAAGTAGTGCCGTCGTTTCTCGTAATCAAGAAATCAGGCTTGTATGACCGAACGCCTCTTTTTATTTCGTTAAACCAAAATACCGTCGGCTCATACTCCCATTCTTGAATCAATTTGTGAAGTTTTAAAAACTCATAGTAAGCCGCAACCGTAATCTCCCAAGACGACCTGAAATAGTTTCTTTTGCCTCCTATCTCTGCCCACCCAGACTTACTACCCGAATGCTGTATTGTTTTATTTACACCCATTATTGTTAAGTGTCGTTATTGATTGCTCCAATAGCTCTATCTCTTTCTCTGTCTTAACTTCTTGTTTCATAACAAATACGGACAAAAGCCATATCAGCAATACAAGAAAAAGAGTTATTAAGTATATGTTTCGTTCTTCTTTTTTCATGTTTACTGTCTGTTAATTTATTCAAAGATAGCACTTTTTTAGCTACTATCTAAATATTTAATCGATTATTTTGCGACAGAATCGTGTGTTTTTAGAATATTTAACCATCAACTTCTCTTATTTTGTTCAACACCTCAATCGCAAGCTTGTCTTTTACGCTCAATAATCTCTCGAACGTGCTTATTTGAGAATAGATCACGTTCAAATTCTTTCTCTGCCATAATGCAATCTCCTTAACGCTATAACCGTTATATCTTAGATAATAGGTTATGCCTTGTCTGTAACAGCTGTAAATTGGCTTTCTGCTTGTGCGGATTAAATTTAAATCTCCAAGCTTTTTTGCTAATCGTTCAAATTCATTCATCTGTTTGTTCTCCTTTGTTTAATATTGTTAAAAACTCATCTATCTTAGGATCAACATCTTTACACGACACACCCAAATCATCCCATTCTTTTCTGATTTCTTCTTTGGGGGTATTATCAAAATACTGTTTTAATTGTTCAAGTGTTTCATTCATTTGTTCTTAAGTTTGTTTTCTAATTCATCTATCTTATCTTTAAGCGCACGAATAACTTTTGCGGCCGCAAAATCGTTTATCCATTTAGGATCGTCGATAAACGTAAGAATAGTAGCCTCATCTCTGTTCAAGTCGTAAAGAATTTCATCAGCATCGTTGTTTATAAAGTCGGTTAATTTGGCAGACATAAGCCCTTCTAAACTATTCATTACGATGTTGCCTTTTTGGGACTCTTTGAGTACAATTTCTTTAATGCTGTCCATTTTATTGTATTTAAATTATTTATAATTAATCAATAACATCATATTCTTTGACTACTGTTTGATTATAATCCATAGCTTCGTTGTAATCGTCTAACATTTCACTTAACCTTTCATATTCATCATCTGGCATATTTTCATAATTTTCAAGTTCTTCTGAAGGATCTCCCCTTTCTCGTATTTCTTCATAATAATCTCTAATTTTTTGAGCCTCTATTTCTGCAATTTCAGGGCGTGAATAAATGCCGTTAATTACTTTTGTGTAATCTTCATAACAGCCAAAATCTGATTCCACTATATATACTTTCATCGTATTTAATATTTTAATTGTAATACATCTACCTTATATATAGACATAATCCCATTTCTATGCTCTCTCCCAAGCCACTCTTCAAATTCAAATTGTTGTTCTTCGCAACCATCTATTGTATCTGCCATGAACGTTTGTTCAAATGTTGAATAATATGGATCAATAGGTGTGTATTTAACTATTAGTTTTGCCATTTTGTTTAATTTTGTTTACGATTCAAACAATACTCCTCTACCTTCTTTAAATCTGGGAAGCCGCTAAACTTGACATCTTGCCCAACCAACGAATTAAAGTTCATGTTGCTATACAAATAATCAATCATTTTTTCAGCCGCTTCTTCAAGCGTATCTCCTTCGAACGACCTGCCAGCAAAACAGCCAACAAGCCACTCATCCGTAATGTAATATTTGCCGTTCTCCTCAAATATATGTTTGTCTGCATCGTGTAGCCTCATTACCAATTCTATTATTTCTGCCAGCTTAACCCTGTCTTTAATTTTATCCGTTTCGTCAATTTGGCTATCGATCTTGTTGTTCAACCCAATTCTTTGCCCGTAAATTACCGCTGCACGGATAGTCCATCTTATCATGCTTACAAACTCATCCGAATTTGCGTCGTTATATTCACGACACAATTCGATTATTCGTTCGGTAAATTCTTCAATTTTGTCGTTTCTTGTTTTCATATTTTTTTTATTGTTATTTAAGTTCAAACGGTACAATAATACTTTCTTTGTAAGAAGTCATAATATTTTGTTGATTATTCCACAACTTTAAAAATTCTTCATCTTCTTCAAAATATCTAAGTGCTTCTTTATCTGAAATCTCCGATAACATTTTAAAGAAATAATCCTCACGTATCTTAGCAATTTCAGCTCTTTTTCTATTCGAATAAACCCCGATAATTTCCTCAAAACTTTCTTCGTATATTCCGTGTCAAGCTTTAACAATATATACTTTTTTATTTGTTTTCATATTATTTTATTTAATAGTTGCTCGCATTTATCAATCCATCCATCGACTAAAAATACTCCGACGGTGTTTGTATATGAGTTGATTAGTTCAACTTCATCAAAACTGTCATCGACGTGAAATAAAAAGTCTTTGTGTTTGAAATACTGATATTTATATATCCTGCTGCAAAATATTATATTGCTTCTGCTTATCCCCAATATATCAACTATCTGATATAAGTCATCATTCCATCGTTCACTCGGACAATCTTCGTCGCTTAATCTTGACGTACAAATATATACATCAACACCACGTTCTACAAGTGTCTTGACATATAGCACCACATCGGCTCTATCCAACACTCCGTCGAAGTCAAAGCTTACTTTCGCCATAATCTATTCAGGTATATCTTTGTTTCTAAACTCAATAACTTGTTTCATGCGAAGTTGATATTCTACAAAATCACGCAACGCTTCGCCTCTTCTTAATACACCAGCCAAAGCCATGTGCGTGTCCAAGAAATTGGCCTTTTGCCATTTCGGCCGCTGACACTTGCATACAACGTAGTTAACTCCATCGTCATAAACTACTTTGTACTTTTTTACCAATTCATCAATCTCCGATTCGCTAATTACTGCGTTATCGAAAATAACCTTCTCTTCTTCTGTTAGTCTTCTTGTTTTTCTCATTGTTTTAATTGTTTGTTAATCAAGTTTTGATTCGTTTTCTAACTCTTTTATTCTCTTTCTAAGCGCATCGATGTTTTTGGCTATAATAGAAAGTTCGCTTCGACTAAATTCTAACATTGCTGCATTTTCGTCTTCGCTATAAATCATTAATTCGCCAATCTCTCGTTA